GCATCAAGACCGTCTGCACCTACAGCAACGTTGTTTGTGCCTGTGGTGTTTGTACGCAGCGCACTTCGTCCAACTGCTGTGTTGTTACCGCCTGATGTTACATCACCAAGCGCAGCTACACCAATCGCTGTGTTTTCACTTGCAGTGGTTGCATCTTGCAACGCTATATACCCAACAGCCACGTTGTTGTCGCCTGTAGTAAGCGCTGTCAATGCGGCATCGCCAATAGCTACGTTGTAGTTAGCTGTTCCGTCTGTGGAGTCTAAAGCTGTATTACCCAACGCTACGTTAGACGTACCCTTAGGATAATTCCCATCCAGCTTGATCGTGCCACCGTCTACGTTCAAACCCGCAAGCTGCAAGGGGTTTAGTACGTTTGCCGCTACGGCACCTGTTCCTGCGCCGTCAAAGTACACAACGGCTGTTGTCCCGTTCTTTACAACGTAGTCGTTCGATGCGCTGTACGTGCCTTGAAACAAGATCAAGTCTTGTGTGTCTAAGTCGTTACGAATGTAGATGATCTTTTCAGCGTCATTCGGCGTAAGTTGGTAATAAACATCTGCACCAAGGTCTGTGGCACTTGTGATGATGATCATACGGTTACGACCATTGGATGCAGCACCATCAGAGATTGGAAGATCATTTGGTGAAGATGAGCTACCCGCAGATGTCGCTGTAATCGTTACCTGACCATCAAGAGCCGTATCAAGTAGCTCAAGGTTTGTGTTGGTTGTATCGCCCCATGTGCCTGACTGTTCGCCTGTGCCGATAAGTTCGATACCGTTGTTTAATGTATATGTACTAGGCATGTTTCTATCCTATGCTGCGTTTCGGGTCCAACCCGGGGTTTGCAACGGACCATCTGTTGGATTCTCGTCAGCCCACCCGGGGGATTGTGTCGGTTGTTCGGGAGTATAACTCGGATTTTGATTTGGAACAATCCTTCCCCATACAAGTACGGGGGTAACTTCGCCAGTTGCTGCAATACCTGTCACAAGGACATCTGCTTCTGCTACAACTGATACATCGCCAACTTCGCCATCTGCTGCTACACCAACAGGGTATACAAATGTTCGGGTTTCTACAGTAACAGAACCAACGCCACCTGTGGCTTCAAGTCCAGTTACAGGCGCATTCGCATCTGCGGTTGTGGTAACTGCGCCTACATAGCCTTGTGCTTGTGTTGGTGCAGTAACAGGAACATTGGCATCCGCTTCAACTGATGCTGACCCAACAGAACCTGTGGCTTCTACTCCAGTTGGGTATACATTGGCAACACCTGTGACGGTGACATCGCCGACACCGCCCGTAGCTTCTTGGCCTGTTGGATAAACATTGGCTTCAGCAACAACAGTTACAGAGCCAACAGAGCCTGTAGACTCAAGACCAGTGACTGGTACGTTAGCTTCGGCATTGACGCTGACAGTGCCCAAGGCACCTGTGGCTTCTAATCCAGTCGGATAAATGTTCGCCTTAGCGACAACTGAAACGGAACCAACGGCTCCTGTGGCCTCAACCCCATCAACAGAGACTTTGAGGATGGGCGTACCCCAAGAACCGTCACTCCAAGTGGATCGGCCCCACCCTTGATATAGAGTTGAACCAGCCACGATTTAACTTTACGCGATACGAATGATAGCGTTAGTCGCATCCGCTGTCGGGAACACGATAGTAAAATCACCTGCTGTAGATGTTTTGTCTGATCCAAAGTCCAATACAACAACTGCACGATCACCGTTGGTTGAATTGTAGATCAATGCTCCACGCGCAGTGATTGTCGCTGTAGTGAACGTCAGATCGTCAAAGTCACAGAATCCAGTTGTGCCAGAAGATGTTGGGTCTACGTTTGTCAACGTGCCACCACCTGCTGTATATCCTGTGCCACTGATCTCGCCAGACGTTGTATATACAGTTGTAGATGCGTCTAGTGTCGCAGTGTTGTCGTATAGCGCAAGTTTATAGACGTTACCGCCGCTTGCGTTAAAATCGTGCAATCCTTCAAGAAGCTCTTTCTTAAAAGAGGTACACATGTAGTTGCCTGTGAAAGCCATCTATAGTCTCCTTACGTTTTCTCTCTCAAGATAAGCCCAGTGCGATAAGCATCTGTAACCTCTTGTGACTCACCAAAGTTTTTAACACGCGACAAGGCTTCAGTAAATCTCTGCGTGTAGTTCTGAACCAAATCACCCTCACCTTTCATAAAGGTGTAGGCTTCGATTAAGCATCCATATAAAAGTGCAACGGATGCATTTTCGCTCAACCAAGTGGTTCCAGAACCAGCACCAGCGGTGAGTGAAAGGGGTCGATAAAAGTAATGCAATTCAACATCATAAGACGCATCAGGCGTTGGACCTAAGATGAAGTTACTCACATCGTAGTATGCATAATATCGTGGCGCACCTTCTGTCGCACCATTCGGATTAAAAGACTGCACAAAGTTCACGTCTTTAAACATGATGAACTCTTTTTGACTATCTTTTGTAAACGAAAGACTAAATGGTGCGAGATAATCGCTTGGGACTGCAAGATATTGATTGCTTGCCGTCATTGTGCCTGATGTATTCTTACGAAACACCTCAAGCTGTGCGATCTTCAGGATACGCTCTTCTGTATTCTTGATGAATATATCAAGATTGTTCACAAAGGTTGTCTCTGTGTTTTCAGTATAATCCTGAATAGCTGTTTTAAGTTCGTCGTATGTAAAGCTCATGTTATTGTCACCGTAACTATGCCAACCTGACCAACTAAGGCTTTTGCTTTATTAGCTGGGGGCGGGAAAATATTGTCGCCTACACTTACATAAACATGTCCAGATTCAGGATCGGGGCGAGGGTTGCGCAAAGCCTGTGGATCAGGTCTTGCACGAATTGGTTCTAGCTGTGGATGCTTTTGCTCCCATTCGTCTTTACCAACAAGCAGGCCATTCCACTCTTTACGCATGTCTTTCAGACGATAGCGAAAGCCAGATCGGTCAGATATACCGTATGCCCATTTGCCTGTTGCGTATTTAGACATAGCGATAGTTCCTCAGATCAGGAGCTACGCGGAACGACGCACGATCACGGTCTTCATCCATTGCTCGGTTGATCTCTTCTTCGTAAATCGCTTTAAGCATTTGCATACGATCAGGCGCACGTTTAATGCTCATGTAGTACGCTAAACCAGCCGCCAGAGCGGGGTAGAAACGGAACGGCACACCAAGTGTGTTTGTGTAAATATCGGCATCATCCAAGCGCGTTAGGGCATTGTAGATGATTTCATCTGTGCTGTTCTCTGGAAGAGGCCAAACCTTCAGATTCGGTGTGATCTGGCGATCTACAAAAAACTGAGTCGGACGACCTTGCGTGGTTTTTGTGGGAATGTTTAGAAACTCATCACGGCTTACGCGATCAAGTGCGTAATCTGTCCCAGATCGACGTACAACTAGCGACAAAATGTCAATTACGTCAGTTCCTAGCGCGTAATCCCCATCATTTGCTGTTACAGTGAACGTGCGCTGCTCAATAGTCCACTGATTCAGGCCACGATTAGCCCAATCTGCAAACATAAGGTTCAAAGACCGCTTTGCAGTCTTCAAATCGTATCCTGTACGCACTTCTAAGCCACAACGCTCAAAAGCCTCTTCGATGTAGTCTGCTACGTCTAGTTCAAAGTCTGTTGAGCCTGATACGGTCATTTCTTCTTCCTCTTGAGCGACTTAACGCGCTTGGGTTTACCCGCAGGCTGTCCAAGTCGCTTCTTTTGAGCTATTCTACTACGCTTTTCACTTGCTGTCATCTCTGAAGCCGTTTTTGGCGTCTTCGAACTCACACGTTTGGTCGGACGACAGTATGGAGTTCCGCGCTTTTCGCCTTTCTTACGACCACAAGCCTTGCCCGTGCGGACATCCTTCCAGTCTTCCTTGAACCAGCGTTTAAGTGCAGCACCCTTTTTTGTCTTCCGTACAGCCATTAGCTTTTCTTCGTTACTTTGCGGCGATTAGACATCACCTTTCCACAACCATTCGCAACTACTTCGCCACCCTTCAACATACGGCGTACTGGACGCTTGCGATACTCGTTTGACGGCATGATTACGCCGCCATCAGCCTTCTTTACGGCCTTTTTCTTGCTGTTCCCCCAGTTTTTCGCACCAACTTTACGACACTTTGCGATTGCCCCGCTTGCGTATGCGCTTGGGAACACTTTGTACCTTGCTTTTACCTTTCGATAACACGCGTCTTTTGGCATTTTTCTTCCTCTTCATAGGCGGCTTGCTAACTTGCTGCGCCATTTGTGAGCGACCAATCGCCATTACTTACCAATCCCTAAGATCACTTCCATGAAAAGCTCACTATTCATTAGGCCAGCGAAAACAATAGCACCAACAATCATCCATTTGGCCTGAAAAACAGCAATCTTGATCTCTTTCATGTCAGATTGCAGCTTATCAACGCTGGTCACAAGATGATCTTGTTGGGCTTGAAACTTGACCATTTCTAGCTCAATTTCGTGAACAGTTTTCTCAGCCATTAGCACTTCCATCTTTTCCTTGCTTGTCTTAGGCGTGAATTAGGGTCTTTTGCTGCTTTGGGAAACTTCTTCATTTGACCAGCAGAATGTGCGCAATATGACTTACGACGCTTGGCGTCCTTGCTGCCTTTCTTAACCTTACCTGTTACGGCTGTCTGCAACTTGGACCCGGGGTTCTTCTTGCGATATTCCTTGACGCCCTTTTTAGTCATACCTGCACCAGCTTTGGTCTTACGGTAATTGCCGCCCTTGCCAGTGGTTTTGCGTATAGGATTTTCTTTTTTACGAGCCATTTGTCCAAACCTCGTTTTCGATATATATTATATCTAAAGACGCAGAAACATGAAGTCCTGCGTTGCTACTGCTTCCTACCGCACGAACCTCGATGTCTGTTTTTTCTACAAACGGAAGAGGCGTTGAGTAGGCTATTTCTGTATGAGCATTTTCCAAAGAAAACTTATCATGTGTTCTAAATACACCACCTAGTTTTCGTGAGATTAACCTAAGTGTGCCAAATTTATTATTAGCTTCCGTCAAACAAGTAACATCTTTTTGTAGAAGATACGCTGTATAACCAGCAGGAACAGTCCAAACAGCCATCAGAGTTTGATTCTCACCAGCAGTAATTCGCGCATATGTGACAGAGGAGTTTGTAATATTTATGGTTCCAGACGGCTCCTGTGACCCTTCTATAAAAACTCTGAAAACACGAAGAAAGAAACCATTAGTTTCAGCAACACCTGTACCATCAAGAGTGACTGTTTCAGAAAGCTGATTGTAATCGGCGTCTAAACCTTGAATGATTACTTGAACATCCTCGTCATCTGCACCTTGTGTGCTGGTCGCCGTCATTTTTACAGCAGAAGATGGATAAGCATAAATACCACCCACATCCCAAATGGTTTCTTCTGCTTCATTAATTAAAGGATTAAAACCAAATTTATGAATACGATAATGGCCCGTGATTTGACCACGGGCCACCTGTAGCTCAAATGGCTCAGATGTTCCAACCTGTGTTATGGAACGATAATTAGCCATTCAAACCTCTTACGATAAGAAGATTGTTAGCTTGTTTCCTGAACCTGTGAAGGCTGAAACAAACGCACCATCTGTTGCTAGAATGCCGTCATCTGGAATGTTCAGATGATGCAATCCTGCACTAAAACTTTGTACAAGTAGATCATCGCCTGATGCTGATCCGTTCTTGATAGTGAACGCACCTGCCGCAGCCGCATAGATCACAACCTGACGAATGCGGGAACGTGCTGCTCCCACAACCGCCGCAGTGTCGCCTTGGTCAAAGTTAAATGCTTTTACTGGACCAGCCATGATCTATCTCCTTATCCTGCGGAGACAGTCAAAACACCTGAGTTGCTATACAGTTGTCCTGCAACAGATGGATCAGCAGTCGGAAGGTCTTTGATAATCACAACGCTGTTTGTTCCATCGTGTGTGATAGAAATGTTTTCTGTGATTGCACCAGTTGTAGCGTTTTCATCAATCTCTTTGAAACCGCCTTTAGAGCGTACTGGACCGCTAAAAGTTGTGTTAGCCATGTGAATCTCCTGTCGTGGCTAGAGTCAGCCGCACCATACGACTGTCAGGGATACATTTAATATACAGGAAATAAGACAAAAAGAAAGGGGCAACCTAAGCTGCCCCAAGTCCAACAGGGAGGTGTTATGAAAAAACACAACCCTAGTATAGCACAAATTATGCTCCGGGTGAACCGAAAACACAACGTGGGTCTGAGAACCCAAATGAGTAACGCTCACGAGCTTTAAAGCGCATGTTGCCTGTGTCGAAGTCAGCTTCCATGTTTGTGCGCATTGGTGAACGCTCAAAGTGCTTGAAGCCGTTAGGCGCGTCAGTCTTGATGAAGAACGCATCTGGGTCTGTCAAGAAGTGGTTAACAGTGTAACCCTCTGGAAGCATACCCATGTTGCGAATCGCGTTCACATCATTGTCTGCTGTGCCAACACGTAGAGTTGATTCCAACAAGCGATCTGCAACGAATTGCAGTTGTGGTGGAATGATCAACTTGGTGCCGCGTAGAGCAATGATCATGTTGCGTTCGTCAACAAATGTAGAGATGTCAATCAAAGCATTCTCAAGCGAAGTTTCGTTCAAGTCTGCTGCTGTTGACGGCTCGTTACGGAATGTGCCACCACCTGATAGTGGGTGA